TTGATAGCGCCGGCATCTAATATCCAGTCTATGTTGATTTCGTCCATAAGTCTTTGTATACAGGAATCGACACCATGTTGTTTGAAAAGAAAGTCCATGAAAACTCTTGACCATCTAGCGTGTATGGTATCAAACTGCGATATGTCTAAGGCGAGGCAAGTTCTTTCGTCTACATCTCTAAGCATTGCAATGGTCTTAGCCTTTAGTTCTTCCACCGACAAACCGTAGCATAAAGTCATGTAGTCGGGAAGGCTAGCCATGAAAGCTTTTTCAGTGGCTCTAGTGATGCCTCCGACAAGAAGGTTAATAGCTTTAGGTTGAGCACTAATGCCTTGACCAGCCTTAAATTGACCATCCTTCATTCTTAACCAGGAATGTTCTTTTAAATCGGCTTTAACTTGTTGTTTAATAAAGCACGAGATGGCTCTAGAATTAGCAATTAAATGAGGATCATAAGTGGCTCCTTGGTCGGGGTCACCTTTAGCGTTTATGCGGTCCATTTGTTCAGCAATGCCAATCATCAGATCATCTTCTGTAACTAAGACTTCTTTCTTTATGTATTTATGGTAAGCATTCATCATGCGACCTACTATATCGTCAATGTGTTTATCAAGGTCGGCGTCAATTGTTGCACCTCTAGTAATTAGTGTGTGTAATTTCTGGTTATCATCAGCAGCATAAACTGGTTTACCACGTAGTTTACCCATTAATCGTTTAACTTTAGATTGCGTTTCTGCGCCGGGGTCAACGTTACCTTTGATCAGCATCGAGCTGTTTGGCATAGGTAGTACGTGATCGTGTACTCCATAAAATGGAGTCCCATCAGGGTAGTCACTTGGTGAAATTTCATCCAGGAATTCTGTCATGGATACCAGTGGCTCGTTTAAATTGACCGTAAACTCTTCTCTGCTCCTGATTTGTTCATCATAATAGAATGAATCTTTAATTACTTCGGCAGGATGGTTGACATCGAACAAGCCGTGCGTAAATTGGGTAATTGAATCAGCAGTTCTGACGTTAATTGAAACGCGCATGCCCTTGGTTGCGTTACTGATATCAACACAGTCTTTTACGAATGAGTGTTCTTCTATTGCGTCACTGACATCAAAATCGTCTTCTACGAATGAGTGTTCTTCTATAGGGGGAATTACTGGTTTCGGTTCAGCCGCTTGAACGGTTTCAGGAATAGCTTCTTCATTAATTTGTTGTTGAAGTCCGGAAATTAGATTTGCTTCTGGCATCTGGACATCAACTAATTCACTAGTGTCTTGAACATGAATGACTGGTTGCTTTTCTGATAAGATGGTCATACTTTCTTTACCTTCATGATCAACTGCATCGCCAATTTGGGTTTCTTTCTCAGTGGTAATGAAGGGTTTTTCATGATCCACAATGTTTTCTGCGTTCATAACTTTCTTAACAGACCAGTTGTTCACAGGAAAATTATCAAAGTGAACAGATTCGACCTGACTGCGCATGCCTCTGGTATTGTGCACTTCGCGTAAGCCGCCGGCATAGCGT